TCATCATAAGAGGGGAAATATTGTTCATATGGTAACAGCCTATCAATGGGACCTCTACCATATCTTTCAAGGCTTGCACCTGTTGGTTCTGGTAATACTTTAGAACCTATTCCTTTACCAACAGCACCTAACCCAACACCAGCACCAGCACCAATAAGGGCATCAGTAGCCGCATTAGGATTAATGTCACTACTTGTGGTAGCCGTGTGTAGAAATGGCAATGCTTCATATGGCAATGTTTCCAATGCACCTTCTATTAATGGATTCTTTTTTTGTGGTACAAAATTAGGATTTTTTATTATGTTAGATGCTTCTTGAATCTTTTCTAACTTTTTTTTGTCCATCCACTTATTAGTTGCTGGTATTTTACTGATTAAACTTTTACCAACAGGGCTTTGTAAACCTCTACTAGCAATGCCACCAACACCTTTAAGAGCAGTACCCATGCCCATGCCACCCAATGTATAGTCTATCATTTGTTGCCCACCAGTACCCATTTCGCTTGGTATAGCCATTGCTTCTGATTGACCACTAGCTAATGCAAATGCACCTCTTGACGGTATTGAGAATATATCTTGAGCATATCCCAAACCAGTAGACATAATATCTTCATCATTAGCACTACGCATACGACCACTTGGAAATAAATAATCCAATTTGTTAGGATCTTCACCACGCCACTCTAATGCCAATGTTTGATTAACTATTGGGTTATATGCATTGCGTGTATCATTTTGTATTGTTTGTAGAGTACTATCAAAAGCTGGTAAATCAGCAGTTGTATTTGTAGGTAAGTTATAGACACTTTTAACCGTATTGTAAAAATCTCTTGTATTCGGACTTACACCTTCAGGTAAAGCCTTACCATTGTCAATAGCATCTATAAGTTTATTAAAATCACCTTTATATTGAGACGATAATTTACGCAAAAGATTTTGTCTAGTATCTTCAGCTTTTCGTAACTTTGCATTATCATCAACATTTGGTAGTGTAACACCTATATCAAAATTTTGATTTAGGTTAGATGGTAATGTATCAACAATGGGACTAATACCTATTTGACTTAAATAAGTATCATAATCATGTTTATAATCTTCTTTTTGAATTTCCCTATACAAAGTCTTACGTAATTCATCATTACTTTGTAGCTGTCCAATGAAGGTATCATAATCTTTTGTATAACCATTTTTCCGTACATAATTATACATAGCTTGAACAAATTCTTTATTCATATTTTATATCCTATGTTAAAACCCACCAAATGTTCCACCACCAGTTGTAGCGGGTTTTTTGAATTTTTTGGTTTCCCCATCATTACTTAATTCTCCAAAGACAACATCTTGGAAGTTCATATTTTTGTCAGGTATTGTTACTTTATACTTAGCAGTAGTAGCCTTTAATATATCGTCAATTTGTGTAGTATAAGTAGATTCTTCACCGGGGTTTAATCGTTTCAATGATATCAGACCATCTATTCTTTTACTTGCTGTTTTTTTAGTAATGTTTACTATTTCATCTACCGCATTGTTATGAGCTTCAACAACAATTTTAAGAGAGTCCCAGAAGTTTTTTAATTGATTTGCAGACATTTCCACACCAGTGAATGCACCATTAATCCAACCCTTAACTCTACCTAAAAATGAATCACCTGCTATCTGTGCAATTTCACCTTGCATTACAGCAGAGTTATCTAATGATTTCACATATACTTTTATAGCAGAATTAATGGCATTAGGATTTAATTCAGCACCCTCTTGATCCTTAGCAGGTATACCAGCAACCATCAAATCTATTGCTTTACGTAATTCAGGGGTAGCTGCAGCTAATTGTCTAGCATCATCTGATACAGTTTTCATACTTTCTTTTATAACCTCATTTACTGAGGCAAAAGTATCATCTTCATTTTGTTCAGCAAACTTACGTTCATTAGCCATTTGACGCACCAAAGCAACCGTTAACTTGTTAGCCATAGGAGTACCAGCCAAGGTCTTAAACTTGCTCTCTAACATACTTGCTTGCTGTAATTCAGGTGTGATATTAGCATAAGGATCTGCTGTTATCTTATCAACAGCTTCTTTAGTAATGACATCATATTGCTCTAATATTGCTTGTACTTCAGGTGTTTGACCAGCTTGTAATCTTTGTTCAAAAACACTTGGTCTACCAGAACTAGTAGGCTTGATCATCATACTAGGTACACTAGACGGATCATATTGCATATATTGCTGTCTAATAGCATTTTGATCACCGCTATCAATGGCTTGCCTAAGTTGTGGTAATCGAAATTTATCACGTGCCAATTTTTTACCAATGGTGCTATATTTCAATGCTTCACCTAAAGGATCAGCTTTTGTATAACCACCGATTTGTCCTAAGATATTGTTTAGTACAGCCATTATATATTACCTCTATTTATTCTACCCAAACCGTCATTCGGTATGTAGTTGGTGTATGCTGGATTTGAACCCAATGCAGTTGAACCACCTACAGAATTTATACCAGTTACAGGTCTCGATACACTATTCCTGTATGGATAAGCACCACCAACATTTTGTACAGGAGTCTGTGGGCTATCTTGTAAGTATCCACCATATATATTCAAGCCTTGATTACCGAATTTACCAATGGCTTCAATAGCATTGGCTTGGGTTTGATAAGGTAGTGCATCTCTTTGACTTTGTAAGTTACCGACACCAGTCAACATATTAGCTTGACCTGTTGCAGTTTGAATGCCCATATTACTTACATTACCTCGTGCACTATCACCACGCTGTATCATGTCTTGTACTAATGCCAATTGCTCCTGTGTGCGTGCTCTATCCGAATTGAACTTGTCGATGTAGTAGCCATAGTTTTTCTTTTCGTCAGCTAATCGTCTATCATAAGCAGTGCCATAACCTTCGTTGCCGATGTCCATAGCTCTTTTCTGTAACTCATCCATTGCAGAACCGCTATATAAAGAACCAGCATTAGCACGGCTTGCTTCCAGTTGTTGTCTAGCTTGGTCTTGTTGATATGCAATATTAGGATCTAAAAAATCATGTACCGTTTTATCATAAGTTGGTACTTGAAAATCTGGTGATAGATATTCACCACTTCTCACACCTTGCTCATATTGATTGAGAAATTCATCACCCAATGCAAGGTCTCTATCGTACATACCACTGGCTTCATCAAAAGCAGTATCCATCAAACCAGATGCTTCCCTTTGAGCATCTATTTGTCTTGCGTATGCTAGGTCAGCACCTTCTCTTCTTTTCTTATCAGCATACATACCTGTGCCTACTTGTAGTAAGCCACCAGCTAATAAACTTGCGGTTAATGGATCCATATCTATACCTCTTTCCTCTTAATTAAAAACCCCGACACAACACTTTCAGTTGTTATCGTTGGCAAATGAATTTTGTTATTTTCAACTCTCACTTTCATACTATCTGTATCTGATACACAATCAAGATACCCTTTAAAATAATTACCCTTATTACCATGTACATCAGTTGGTAATTCATATTCGCTTACACTATCGCTATCATCTACATCTAATCGTATAAAGCTCATGTAGCCGATATTTATAATTACGCCCTTACTTATAGTTGTATATCCAATATCACCTTTTAAATTACTAAGACCTTGAAAAAACAATAACCACATATTATCCATGCGATTATCCTTGTACATATTTTTATCAACTGGTGCTTCTATCTGTATCATCTGTTACTTTTCCGTGTTGTTATGTTTGCACCCAATATTACAATCTTTACTGGTTCAGTACAGGTAAATTCAACTGCAAACCTGCGTGACATACCGAATACATTACCTAGCCTACATTCTTGGGCATAATTACCAGTCTTACCCAAGGATAGTTCGTGCTGTATTGGCTCAAAACTATATCCACCATCTTTACTAATACGTAGCACTGCTTTAGGGTCAAAACCTCTCAAATTCTCTTGTACACCCACACCAGTTTCTATTAGGAATCGCATTTCCGTGATTTGGGTTTGTGTCATTTCACTCCAATACACAGGGCTTATACGCTGTACAGTAATGGGTAATGCATTATCAGCAAAATCAGGGTCATATTCTGTATGGATTTCTAAATCCAATTTCAGTACTTGTGCACCACGACCATAAGCTGTAACAATATCATCACCAAGCATTACACCATAGATAGGATACCAACGATTCACAACATTTACAAATGGATCTCTTGTACCACGATGATGCCAAAGATTAGTAGTAATGTCATAACACAATGTTAAGTTACCACTAATAAAATTGAAAATAATGAATTTATGTCCTTCTTGTTCATAGCTCCATGCAACACAATCACTCAATGAAACCCCTGTTTTACGCACCATATTGTACAATTCGTGTTCAATAGACTGGTCACTAATTCTTTGACCAACAGTACCATTTAATTTATAAAATGACGCACCACCTACTTTACTTGTACCCAAAAAATAAATCTCATCATCAACATTTACTATCGAATATGGTGATAATGTGCCAGTAGTATTTAGTGAATATCCTATCCGTTGAAAAGGATTGTCAATAATGCCAGTACTTGCCCATTGCTCTATTGAACCATTACCAATTAAATATAGGGAATTTTGTGATACTGCAAAGCCAGTCAATGAATCCAATTTAGCCTCAGCCGCATAGAACTGCAATGCATTCCAACTAGTCACATCATCAACATCACTATAATACCAAATAATATCACTAATTGATGGATTAACACCACTAGCTTTACCACTCAACAATATTCTGCGTTGAAATGTGATTACCGTCTTGGGAATAAAATCCGCACTAAATGGTAATGAAATGGTTGTCCATAATTCATCAGCAAAGTTCCACCTATACAGGTTTGTACCATCACATATCACTAAATCCAAACCATTATCTGTAAATGATAGAGGTGCACTACCGCCCAAAGATATAGTTGATATTCTAGTATAGCCACTTAATGTGATTTCATAGATGTTTGAACCCCAGCCACCGAAAACACGACCATTTGTAGCTCTATATAAGCCACGTGTAACACCTGTTTCATCAGCAATGTCATGCAATAATACTGAGCCGGGAATAGATATTAAAATATTATCACTAGTGCTATCAGGATTCTCTGGAAATTCACTATACAAATTTAAACTGTATTGTGGTGATACATTCTTAGATTTATGACGAAAAGATGAGCCTGTAAATGGAACCATAGCCATAATTAGTGTGTCCTTTTGTTGACGATTGTACCAGCTCTCCAATCATAATATTGAGCATTACCACCACACACATTATTATACTTGATAGTATCTCTAGGTTGTTGATTACTGCGTCTAATCCAAGCCAATTTCTTATTAGCACTCTGCATCATATATTGATAGTCCATGCCCAAACTTGCTAACAATAATTCAGCTAATCTAGTCTCCAGATAACCGCTATAACCTGCTTTCAAATATATCACTTCATTTGCATCTTCAAAAGCTGGGATAGTCTTTTCAATTTCAATATACAAATCATATAAATTCATTAGCTCTCTATCAAATTCAATTATGCCATATGGATAATCCCAATTGTATCTGAATTGATAGGGAATAGTTGGTGATGCATTACTAATTGATAATGTGTTCCAATCGGAGTCTCCCACTTGTTTAACAGGATATAAGTATCCACCCCTATTATCATACTTTAAACTATTGATATGGTCAGGAGTAGCAACTTCTGTTAAAATATCGGGCAATATATCAAAGTCATCATCACTTGTCCACACAACACCATAATCAGTCGTACGATTATCGGCAATACTTGTTAAAAATATTGCACCATTAGTTTCTAACCATACTTCATCTTCACCTTCATCATTGATAGACGCATAATTATAGACAGTCATTTCGTATTGATTTGGATTAATGACATTCGTGATAATGCCACTATAACCAAATGTTTCCCCATCACTATATACTATATCTTGTCCAGCAGTCAATGGGCTACCGATGGTTAAATTAAGTATAATTGTAACAGCACCAGCAGTATTGGTTACACCTGCATTTGTAATTATATATTGATCCATCGGTAAACTAGGATTGATAATAGCTTGTTCATTAAAGACATATCTATCCGTTACTTTGAAATTGTTGTTGTATAAAACGTTTATGTTCTTGCTCTCATTAGCCATCAGTGGGCTATCAATCATGAGATAGTATCCGCTCAATATTTGCGAACTTTTTATCTTTTCAGCATTACCGATTAAGTTACCGATTGTGTATGTAGATGATACTTTATCTGGTTTGTATACTAATTTTACGTTACTAGGTGACCATAATTTTTGACTAAACAGTTCTTCAACTACATTTCGCAAATGGTTCATACCTGCATTGAGTTCTAAATCACTTAGATAGTCACCTATACCAGTAATATTGGCTGTTCTGTACGCATTCGTAATTATATCTCTTACTGTTAATCTAGCCATATATTATTCCTATAAAAAAAGCTCCTACACATAATGGATAATTTCCAATACTGCATAGGAGCCAGTGAGACAAAAGGTAGGGGCTAACATAAAGCCCCATTAATTACCCGATTTTTTCAAACAAACGGCAACCCCATTCAAGACGGCCACCAGCAATACCGTAGCAGGTATCAGCACGAACAACGTTTGCACCAGCGTCATTATCCCATCCGAAGAAGGAGAACAAATACAAGCCATTATCCATCTTCTTCACCTGTGCGTCATTTGCATCACCATAAGGCTTAACAATTTGAGCAGATGCTTTCATGAATGTAGGTTTGGTGTATGCAAAACCCTGTTTGTAAGATGTAGATACTTCACCTAAGTAGGATACAACAGCACCAACTTGTGGCAATGCGGTAATGGTTTGAGTAGTAGCTGTATCAGAGCCATCATCAAACACTTCACTTACAGTTAAAGTAACGTCACCAGCAACAGATGTAGCATCTTCCAATACCGCAAAAGTACGTACTTGACCCGTAGTTTTAAAGGTACGTAGGTTAATGCCATTTACATTAGCGATACGAATAACAGTACCTGCGGTGATAGTTCCGTTAGTTCCGGTACCTTCAATTGCAAGAGTATTAGTCTTTACAGTTGGGATAGCTGCCACAGTACCCAATGGAGTATAACCATCAGCACCCACAGCACCATCAGTAGCACTACCATTAGTATGGATAGGTAAGATTTCGGATTCATACCAGTTCATGCCAGCGGCCATACCTTTAACCAAATTGGTTTTGTATTGATCACTGATTGCAGTAGCTGGATTAAAACGAACACCTGAACTATCAACGATACGTGAATGAGTGTCAGAACTTGCAAGGAAACGAATGTCGCTATCTAAACAACCCAATGCTTTCATGATAGGTGCAATTTTACCTGCATCGCTCAATGTAGCTTTGTCATCAATACCACTTGCCAAGATAGCATTAGGAATTTGATATACAGAGTTTGCAAGCATATCTTCTTCAGTCTGGATAGCCAAATCTTCAACCAGTTGCTTTACAACCGATTTTTGGTCATGAGACAATTCCAGAGTTGCTTCAAGCACGTTGAAGTTTAAATGGTTTTTACGATACCCATTAATGTTCAATGGAGTTTCCTCTTCAGCCCAGTCACCTGCACTAAAAGTGGTATCCATAGACCCAATTCCACCACTTGATTTGGTACGAACAGGTTTGCTCACATTAACAGTATAACCAGCCTTCTTTAAAGACATTGGTTGATTGAAAAGCTCAGAACGGTCTGTGATAGACCCAGTAAATGGAGCTTTGTAATCGAAAGCAGGGATAGCTGCTTTGTAGATGATATTTGATAAACTAATTTGATTAGCCATGATTTTTTATTCCTATATGTAGCCGAATTCTTTTGCCCAATCCTTCTTATCATACTCATTGATGGTTTTATTACCCTTGTTCATTGACCCTTTACGATCAGAATTAGGGGTAACATCAATGGTCTTCTTAGTAGTCTTGGCTGGAACACGACTGTTTACTTTTGGGGATGAAACACTTTTTGTAGCAGATTTACGGTTCATTCCCCCGACCGCTAAATTGCCACTATATTCAATTTCTCTCAGAATTGCACTCACATATTGAGAACTTGCATCATCATCCATATCAGCCAAAATATCCATCTGCCTTTCATCACTCATTAAAGTAACTAAAGCATCCATTCCTCTGGTATTCTTTGCTAGAACTGCCAGTGTTTTAAACTTTTCATTCAAGCCAGTCTCAAGAGTAAATGCGTCCCGTTTAGCCATAAAGACATCTTTCGCATCATCAGGTAAAGTGTCAAACTGCTCATTCAAAGACTGGGTAACATTGCCCATAAAGGTTTGAACTTGCTGTTGATATTCATATTCCTGATACTTTTGTTTTTGTTGTTCTTGTGGATCAACACGATGTCCAGTTAGTGAATATCTTTCGTAAGATTCTTCCTCTTTTTTTTTCAGCCGTTTAACTTCTCTATCCTTTTTACGAAAAGCACGCTTCGCTTCTTTCGGTAGATTTTTATACCAATTGGACGAATTATTTTGTTCGTCATCAGTTGTACTTTTCTCTTCACCTTCAACTTCCTTTTCAGGTTCATCTTGGGTGGCATTATCAGATTCCTCAGCGTCACCTTCGTCATCAGTAGTGGCTTCCTCTTCGGGTTCCTCGTCAGGTTCCTTACTATCTTGCTCTTCTACATCAGTACTCTCGGTGGCTTCTTCAACTGTCTCATTTTCGTCAGTTGCTTCATCCTCAAAAGTAAAAGCCTTATCTATAGCTTCTTCATAATTCATTTTATACCTCGTATATATAATTTACGGTAAGGGTTAATTGTCTCTCTAACTATAACAAAGCATCACCCATAGCTTTAATTATAGCGTATCACTAATAGAAAATGTTTCCAAAAGTGATATTAAAAATCTATCTCATCAACCATTTCATTACCAGCATCTCTAGGCTGTACAGGGCCCTCAACTAATGGTGACATATCAGGTAATAGCTCCTCATCACCTACCATAGGCTGCTCTTCCATAGGCTCTTCCATTGCTGGTTCGATTATTTCTTCAGGAGCCACATTATTTTGTTGATCATCGGCATCTTCATCAGCCTTCTGTACATCAGCCATAGTATCAATTTTAAGTTCAGCCCTGTTAAAAATGGATTCCAACTGTTGAGCCACACCTTCAGGCATATCAACGCCATTTTTACGAGCATCGACAAAAGTTTTAAGCAAGCTATTAAGCTCTCTTGCTTCACTTGTAGCCATACTTTCAACTGACTTGATTTGGTCTTTAGTAATATCATTTTTCCTATCATTCTTTTCAGACATTAAAGTATTTTGCAACATCTCAACGTATCGTGACAGTTCACTAATGACTGTATCCTTTTCTGCAATTGCTTGTTGAGCCTCGTCCAATGCTTGTTGAGCCTGTGGATCAATCTCATCTTCTTCACCTTCCCTATCTTTTAATTCAGGTGGTAATAACTTATAAAGACGGTCAGCTAACCTATCTTTATCATCCATATCACTTTGTTCAATGATAATATCACCTATCTTATCAAAGCCAACTAATTCAGCCCACTTCATTAATTGCATATTATTTTGCATTTTTTTAGTGGCATTTATAGGGCCTTGAAGTAACCCAATTTCAAAATCATCAGATGTCATATCAATGTCATTTAATGACATAGAAACTGGTTCAGCCTTTTGTCCATCTACTTCTTCACCTTCAAACTCAACTACAGCATCACTAATAATCATTAGAATATCAATGAGTATCCGTACAATATGTTTCAAACTTTTTTCCATATTTGACTGATAATGAATGGTCGCTATTTCACTCTGTGTTTGCTTTAAGAATGTAGCATATCCACTATCAACACCAGTATCACTTACACCGAAAGTAGCAGAGTTCATTGCAGTAATAACCTCAGCATCTTCTTCAGCAGTCTTACGACCTGCAACAAATGGTGTAGGATCATTCTGTTTAGCAACATACTGCGGTGGTAACAATGGAGTACCATCAATTTCATTAGGTACAGCAATAGACCCAACATTCTTTACAAAGCTATCATTGAACAACTGTCGTACTTCATAGGGCAATCTATCATCTAATACCCACAGACCCATAGCACTTTGACCAACAATATCTGCTTCTCTACTTGCATAAAAGTTAGCCATCTTTTGAGTATACTTTAATAACTTAACAATGCCACTACGACCAATGTCATCATCAGTATAATCAACTTCACCTAAAAACAAAACGATCGGAATACATCCAATATCCATCTTACTCTTTTCTACCAGCTTATCACCAACATATCGTCTAATGATAACTTGATTTTCTTCAACCTCACGAATTTCATCAGGCTCCTGCATCATCACAACAGCATCATCCTGCGTATATTCTTGCCCACCAATACTAAATACTTGTCTCTTAATACTCTCGATCTTATAGAATAAAATTTCAGGGACACTATCAGCTTTCTCTTTATCTTGCCAATCTGAAAATAAACCATCTTTATCATACAGAGCATTGGCATCAACTTGATAATCCTTTTTAGCCTTATCCTTTTCAACCCAATTCACAATGATGCATTCTTCCATATCACTGCCATCAATATTCTCAAACTTGCCGGGATATACTGTAGTAGGGTCATAAATTGGTTTCAACTTAATATCTTTTTTACCCTTCCTATTAGTAATGACATCAACTTTACAAGCCCCATAACCAGTTGTAATGGCACTACGATAAGCAACCTCAATGGCTTCTCTATCACTATCACAACCAATGATATCATTGACTTCTTTACTCAATGCTTGGGCTACATCAGCATATTCATCATCATACGCCTCAAGACTAGTAGAGTAGGAATGATAGATAGAGGGATTCACCAAGCGATTAACATACTTTCTAACAATATTTTTTATGACGTTATTGCCATTCTCTTCATCATCAGCTTTAAATTGCTTACCGCTTTCAAACTTTAAGTCATCACGCACACAATCCCAACGCTTACTCCAGCAATCACGAAGTGAACTAAACTTTTCTTTGAAATTCTCTATCTTATCTAAATCTTTTTTCATATACTATCTCTTTATAATGATGTTGCCTATACGGTGATTTACCTTTTTTACTATCTTCATGGGTGCATAAAATGACATCATAAAAGCCTCTAATTCATCAGGACTACTAGCAATTTTAAATTCCCTTTTCATCCTTTTTTTACCGATGATAAAGAATTTGTCATTCAGGTCATAATCGTACCGACAATCCTGCATTTGTACTAGTAGATCCTTGTTATCCAATACTGATATTTTATCACTATTTTCCTTGATATATAAAAGTGCATCACTTTTCCAATTTGTACACAAAACTTTAGTCTTATTCCGTTGTCTGCGTTCTTTAACAACGGTGTTATTATTCTTAAATTCCAGTAATTTCTCAACAATATTCAGCTGATTAAGACGGTCAAACACAGGGCCACCCAAACCTACAGTATCAACATACATTGCCCGGATATTGAAACGCTGGCAAATATCAACGACTCGTTCAACAGTTTTAGTTGTATCACTTTCCTGCCAACTCTCAAGATGCAACATCTTATAACCCTTCATAATGCATATACACGAGCTATCATTGCCCTCTCTAGCTATATCTAACCCAGCTCTTACGATATATTCACTACCATCTTCTCTATCAACTGGTCGATTAATCATAGCCTTAATGTCATCCAATGAGAACAAACATTGGTCACTTCTATCTTGATATAAACCCTTATACACATACTTGTATCGTTCATAATCACTCTTTTTCAATAGCTCAATTTGATCACTAATTTCAGGTGATAAATGTGGATTTTCATCATAATTTATATTGACTATATAAGTACCTTCAGGATAAGTAGTATTTTCTATGTACTGCTGAGATACCCAGTCATTGGGATGTCTAGGATTAAAACTAATCAGCAATTGAGCACCCTTATTACGCATCAAAGTGGGAATAATAATGTCCATCTGTTCATCACTTATTTGTTGACCTTCCTCTATCCAAGCGTGTGTAAGCCCTTCTGTAGACTTAAATGATTCAGGATCATGTAAACCAGTAAAAAATATTTCCGATTGTGTACGCAATGATCTAATGGTTGTGTGCGTTATGTAAAAACAATCTTTTAACCCTAGCCTATCAATGGTATCCTTAATCAACTTGAAAGATGATTCTTGTATCTTACACTTTTGAGCACGCAAACACGCAACCCTTGTACGATACATGTAACTCATGAGCACGATATAAGTAGCCATTTCCCAACTTTTACCACTTGCCCTACCACCATAAAAAATGATATATCTAAAATTTTGTTTAGTATCATATAGTGGATAAAACTTGGGTGATATGGGTTTGTGTTTTACTATGTTCATGTTTCATCCTCATGAATTACCTTTTCACGATCACCAAAATCTATAATAATTTGATTATTTTTTCCAGTTTGCCCACTTACTGCCAATTCAATCTGTTTATGTTCAACTAATAATTTGCTCGTATTGAGAACGAATCTGCCGATACTTAGATCTAAATCACCTTCCAAAATTCGCTCTAAAAGTACTGCCGTTGATGTTTGAATACCCTCATCCCACGCATCACCAAAGTCAGGGTGTGCTCTACGCCAATCCATAGCCGTGTCTAAAGTAATGCCCAAATTTCTTGCTATCTGCACAGGAACATGGCCATAACTTGCCCACAATCGCACTAAATATGGAAAATATTGATTATATTCCAACTTCTTGACGCCGAGTTGCTCTCTAACACTTTTTTTCATCGAGCCTTGTAACTCAAAAACACGTGCTCTTTTACCCCGTACTGCTTTTGAATCTTCCAGTATCTTTTTTATGTCTACACCACGCATATCAACTGTCACATCGATTTGCGGTGGTTTATAAGAGGAGTCATTTTCGTGCTGTAAGATAACCCAATCTTCACCGTCAGGAATTTTAATCTTTTTTAATGACTTTTTTCCTGCTGACTTTTTTACTGCTGACTTTTTTACCGACTTTTTTACCGACTGTTTCGCTGGCTTTTCTGGTTGGTCTTGGTTCGTCATACTCATATCTCCTCTTTTGCAATTGAATCGCATTATTTAATAAAAAATTGTAGCAATTTCTTAACTGCCTATCCCGCTCCTCAAAATTTATTGATAATGTTTTAATTCTAGTGATGAAACCATTACGCTGGGCAGTATACTTAATATCTTTCAATGTTTCATCATAACTGAAACTATCAAAAAATGCTAAAAAGTATGGGCGTTCTGCAACATTTATATAATTCATTATTCGTCTAATAAATATATCCCTCGGCATTATCTCAACAAATTGCATCAATAATTTTAACTTTTTCATGGTAGCTTTGGCTCGTTCATGTAAAGTTTGTACATTTATTTCCATTTTTTTTGAAATCGCTGTATAGGTTTCTCCATCAATATATAAACATATTATCAACTCTTTTTCAACAGGATTTAACCAGTCCATACACAACCAAATTCGGTCGATAACCCTCTGTGGAGGCTCTTCTACGCCCCATAGAGCCATCCAACGTTCGCTGACCTCTTCTTCGGATACAGTATCTATCAACACATCTATTTCACTTATCATTTTTCTGTCTCACTTTTTTTATCACTAATTTCTAATATTTTTAGTGACCGTTCTAAGATCACTATTATTCTATTCAATTCTTCTATTATTGTCTCTCTCATACATCACCTATAAATGATAGGATATACAGGTAATGGCAATCGAAAAATCCTCGGCTCTACCTTCCACTTTAGCTTGTTCTATCTCACCAAAAATCATATCAGTGAATTTGGCTACCTTTTCACCCGGTACTGATCCAGCATATCCAGCCAACTTCAAAGTACCTACTAACTGCTCTCTATCCATCTTTTTGTCTCCTAAGTATATATTTTTTGTAAATTTCTACAGCATCTATATAATCATCATCATCTTCATCATACTCTTCAGCATCCGTATATACACCAACAAGATTAGTCTTAATATTTTTATATAAAGTGTCAAAAAATATTTGTATGCAAATTTCTAAAATAATGATTTTTAATAGTGTCTTCATAATATTAGTTTATAAGATTACTTTTTTTCTTTCCAAACTTATCATCAATATAAATTTTTTTATCAGTCATAACCACATTATTTACTCATTACCTTATTTTTCCAACAGAAACACATACACACGCCATTATTTATACTTATCTATATCTTTACTAGGGTAAAACAAATAATGGCTACAACATACCTTAAAATGCCTTATCTGGTGTCATACTTTTCTTTTCTTTCACTAGATGGGCAATTGCACCACCAATAAAGCTGATTTTTTCTTTTGTGGTCATGGGGCGTTCTCTCGTGACTTGGAAAATGACTCGTTCTTGACAGTCTGATGAGGCTACAAGCGTCTTAAACCCACTTTCGCATATATAGTGAAAGTTATCATCGGGAATAGCTGTAATGTCTACTAGCAGATCGTTACACCACTTCAGAAGTATAGCAAGGCCATCCAGATCCATACGCTTAGTGGACTTACCCTTGGCAAAGCCCATCTTAGTCTGATATGTATAAGCACCCTCATGACCAAAAGTTTTCAAATTTTTTTCAAAAGCTGGTCGCATCATCTTTTTCCAGTCGCTGTGTAGACGGTGATACTTTTGATGATGCATAGTCAAAATTTGATTTAGCATGATTTTTCGGGTAGACTTTGGGGATATACTTATCTGATGACAAATCTCGACTTGCAGTAAAAGCTCAGTCTTGACGAATGGAAAGAAATTGTAGAAATTCATAAAATGTATCTTTTTCTTTTAGTTTATAAATAAATATTTTTTTGAGGAAAACAGCAACAAATCTCAAAACTATCCTCAAAAAAACTCAAATCACAATATTAGTAAATGCTAATATACAAACTGAACTTACGTTCCGCTAACGCTACACTTTAATGATGAAATTGTTGTACTACTTTTTGTTGCGTGTCGGTAAAAAATTGCAGTAACTTTTAAGTTGCTGTAACTTCTCCTATATATTATTAAGGACTTACTGCAATTATTGCGATTTTGAGCTAAAAACGCCACCTACATTTTTGTAGAATTTTACGATTTCTTATAATTTGCCTCAAAAAACTAAAAATTGCAGTAACTTTTGATTTTACACAAATTTTGTTTATTACCCAAAGTTACTGCAATTTTCCATCTATATTAGGAAATGCTAATATACAAACTGAACTTACGTTCCGCTAACGCTACACTTTAATGGTGAATTTTGTTCCACTGCTTTTTGTTGCGTGTCGGTAAAAAATTGCAGTAACTTTTAAGTTGCTGTAACTTCTCCTATATATTATTAAGGACTTACTGCAATTTTTAGTTTTTTGAGCTAAAAAAACCCAAATTATTCTTATTATCTTGACCTAAAATGATAATTGCAGTAACTTTCGATTTTACACAAATTTTGTTTATTACCTAAAGTTACTGCAATTTCCCACCCATATTAGGAAATGCTAATAAAGTAATATTACAGAAACACATAAAAAGTTTAATTTTTATGTAAATAAAAAACTATATTTGGTATATATATTTTCGGATTAAAAATAGATGATCACATTTTCAATTGATAACACCAGTCGGTTATCGACAAATTTTACAACAGAAAAAAATGCTAATATTGTGGGTCGCACCGTAAAAGTAAAGCAATACTCTACAATACCAGATTTTTATAAAGATGTTCTCCAACATGGCAATACAATAGCAACAGCGTCTATAATTGATGTAGAAGCGTCTTGGGCTAAATTAGGTGCTCCCAATGGGTGGAAAGGCAGACCACTTATAACAAACACATTAGGGTTTCAATCCATATTCATAGATGTTGATGATGAAGTAGTTGATGGCGTTCATATTCCAACTTATATACTCAATAACATCAAAAAAATGGAAGATTTGGGTGTATCCCTTATATATAAGAGTCCGTCACATGGTAAAGAAGATCCTTCGCTACACACAGGTGTTAAAAAGAGTCTTCGATTAATGATTGGATTGGATAATATAGTATCGGTAAAAGCAATACAAAATTCATTTAAAAGTATCGATTACGATTTTGCCAAAGATACTATATGCAAACCAATCATGTATACATTAGATTCCGATACTAAATGGTCTAGTAATGATGAAGAGCACCATATATCTCGTGAAATATTGAATAGCATATACACATACTATGTCATGTATGTAGCTAAAAAGTTAGGATTACAACACAGAAACTTCACATTAGCTGAAACATTGAAACTAAATGTAGCTGATTATGATGATATGGGCTATGATCCAGCATCATTAAAAATAGTTCAAAAGATGTTCGGATCTACAAATGATTGTCTTCTTCTTAATGATAATCGGTGGTCCGCTGGTGATATTTGGGGTGAGGCCGTTGAATGGGTAAAATCAGGTATGCAGGAAATTGTCGAACGCACCTACACTCGGTCTTCCACTAAAGTATCTAATAAACCCACACCTTCAGGAAAACCACTCCAAATCGGCAGTGATGAGGTTTTTACTAATCCAGACATCATGGACATTAAGATCATAGAAGCCATACTACCACATATACCAAAAAGAAAAAAAGGAACAAATACACACGGTATTTACTTTTCTTTAATATCAGCTCTCAAATCGCTAGGTTTCGGTGAAGATGTATTACTAAAGATTGCTCAGGATAAAGATGACCTGAATAGTTTACTTAATAAATACAATGGTCTAAGTGATGAAAAACACGCATATAACACAGTAATGAAAAAGGCTAGGGAACTTGGTGTATTACAGGCTCCCAGTAACAAACACTCTACCACAGTATATCACAAAGAATTTACGGCAGATGAAAGATATATCAATGCAAACAATATCCTTGACATACTGAGAGGCGGTGATACACGAGTTGTAATTCAGTCAATTCATAATACAGGCAAAACAACAGCCATTAAATCAATTAAATCGGCCATTGAAGACGATACACCAGTGGTATTCGTCAGTCATTTAAGGTCTATATTAAGAACAACATCAAAAAAACTTGGTCTCCATTATTATGAGGATGATAGGTATCCATCCCCTAATACATCAATAGCAATAACCCCCGATTCTTTTAGAATATTAAAAGGTTATGATTTATCAAAATGTTTAATAGTGATTGATGAACATACTCAGGTACTCCGAAAAATTGCCACCGATTATAAAAAATCGAGGGAACCCAGTTATTTAGAAAGTATCAAACTATTATTTGAATCCATTAATGATGCTAAATATGTAATTGCTATGGATGCAGATGATTACATTGGATTCCCGGAAATAATGGAAAAACCAGTTTTATATCGAAATAAGATAAAAACCGAATATATGCAGTTGAAATGTTTTAGATGGGCAGGTGGTGGTGATGAAGAAGAATTATTCATTGAACGGAAAAAAAACTATAAAAAAGATAGAGCAACTTCAACCACACACTCAATATCTTATATTTTATCAGCTCTTGCAAATAAAAAAATACTCGCTATACCATGTACTAAAAAATCATCTAGCATTAAATTAGACGCAATGCTTCGTGAACACGGTTATAAAGGAATTTTACTTAATGCCGAAACAGAAGACAAATTACCAATTATTGATGAGATTACATCAGGTACGGCTAAATATCAATATGTGATTTATACCTATACAGCATGGACTGGATTTGATGTATCCCATGATAAACATGATGTGGATGAGGTTGTAGCCCTCTTTGAAAATGTTGATGGTCTTCGTCATGATGATATGGCTCAGGCAATGAGACGATTCCGTGGAGTTAAATATGGCACAGTATATGGTAATTGGAGAGCATCATTTGATCTAAGTACTTTTGATGAACATATGACGGAAGTTAAGAATAAAGAATTATCAATGTTACGTAATGGCATATTTAAAGACTTTGATGATGTGATGATTCACAAACTTGATAACCGCATTGATAATGTTCTTCAATGGGTTGCGTGGTATGAAAATGTGATGCGTAAGTATACAAACTACCAACTATTCATAAACAAGATAGATCCTAATGCAACCATAGATTGGGTAACTAATGCATGGAAACCAGCGAATAAACTTGTAACATCAATAGACCATGTATATAACAAATTAAAAGATAATGCACAGGAAATATTTAAAAATTCGCCGATAGCTTCGTATGAACGATATGCTGAATTACTTAGAAAGGATCGTACCGTTGAAGAAAATACTGAAGTAGTTAAATCTACACTAGCATATAAAGTAGGTAGGGAAACAACAGAACAATTATCAAACTTAATTCCATTATCAAAAGCTAAAAAAATACCATTAATATTACAGGGTTATATGGTAAAGGATAGGGAGTTTGCAAAAGATTTGTGTAAATGGAGAGCTAACCGTCTGGCTTCAATACAGTATCTTAAAGATGATGACAAACTAATAAGGTCATTATTTCAAGCCGATTTTAAACATGACATTAAAAAATCAATTCATAAATCACGTATTATACATAAATTGATAGCACCACTAATTGATAAACCAATGTTGGCAGGTACAGAAAATGATATGATACAAAAACTATTCGAGTCATGTATCAAATATGTAAAAAAATATAAAGAGCAACACTTAACTATTGATGCCGGGGATACTATGGTAATGGATTTAGATGAAAAAGATTTAAACGTTTCCTATAAAACTCATGAAGTTTTTGAGAACAAACTCATTAGTAAAGTAAAGGCACATCATATGGTGGCATTCATCAATAGACATCTTAAACCGATTGGATATACAATCAATACAACTAGATTTCAAAAGAATAAAATTAATCATGTAGAACGAACTATAAGTTTGACTACTGAAATGCAGATATTGATTGATACAAAAGCTCCAGAATACTATAAAGACCGAATCAACCCCCCTCAAATTTCACTATTTTAAAAAAAACAAAAAAAACTTTACATTATAGATAAAAAAAATGTATATTTGTTTATGTAAACAATCAATGGAGATAAAAAATGCGACAATTAAATTTGCGAAAAATTGAAGACGGAAAAAAAATCACATTTACTATGTATGCTTACGAGGAAGTGCTTAATGAGCTAAAAGCCATAGCAGATACAACTGGCATTACTATTCAAAACCTTTTCCGCCATTCACTTAATAACACACTTGATGAGTTCCGTAAAGAGGGTAAATAAAAAATGGAACCACTTGCCTACATAT